GCAATAGTTTGAGATACATTAGCTACAGTTGGCTTTGTTTCTTGTGCATCAACCCATGTTAATTGATTGTTTGTACTTCCATTGGTAGCAAGTACTTGTCCATTACTTCCAACACTTGTTGGTAAAACTAAATTATAACTTTGTCCTGCAGAATGTGCAGGTCCAGCTATTGAAACTCCATGTGAATTTTGTGAACAGTTAAGAACTAATTTTCCATCAGCACTTGCACCATCTCCTTTAATAGTTAGTCCAGGTGTAAATTCTGTTTTAGCATTTGTTATTGCATCTGCATTTACTTTAACTTCAGTAACAGCATTAGTAGCTAGTTTGTCTGCTGTGACAATACCATTATCTAAATCTGAAGCTGTAATAGCTGCGTTTGCAGGAGTTCTTCCAACATATGCCATAGTATATTATTTCCTTATTATGCTGAGATAGTATCTACAACACTTGTAATTATATCAACAGATGAAGCTGCAGAAGCATAAGCTTCAACTGAATCTCCAGTCTGTAATACAACTTTAGAACCACCATCAATTAATTCTAAAGAACCACCTGTAGGAATAGGTGCATCTTTAATAATGTGATAAGTGTCACTACCATTCTTAACATATACAGTTACATTCACAGCAGTACCAGAAGTGTTTGCACATCTAATACCTATGATTGCATCATCTGAATCTGCTGCTGTTCTTAAAACAGTAGGAGACCCTGACGAGTTTGAAATGTCTTGTTGTAAATATCTTTCGAAATCTTGTGCCATAGAATTATCCTAATTATACCTTTTTTTTACCTGATTGTCAACAACTAGAGAGCAATAGCCATAGCTACTGCAAAACCATTACTAGCTTTATTACTAATATTAGTGTTAGCTGTATTTATTTGAGTTTGAATAGATGAAGTTACTCCATCCAAGAAACCAAATTCTGTATTGTCTACTGAACCATCATGTATTAGATTAGCATTTAATCTATTAGATGAATCAATAGTTGCTTGTTTAGCATCTAGTTGTGTTTGAGCATTAGATGATAAACTATTAATAAATTGAAACTCTGTACTTGTTACTGAACCATCTGCTATCTTTGTAGCATCAATAGCTGCAGCAGCTTTAATATCTGCATCAACTATATTAGTAATAGTATTGTTATCTGAATCAATTGATTTATTAGTTAAAATTTGTGTACCAGTTAAAGTTGCAACTGTTGAATCTATATCTAAAGTTACTGCTCCAGAAGTACCACCACCTGATAATCCTGTACCTGCAGTTACTTCTGTAATATCTCCAGTAGGTATAGTAGCTACTTGTGTATCAACATATGCTTTAATCGATTGTTGTGAAGCAACTGCTGTAGCAGAATCAGATGACATATTATCTTCATCTTTAAATGCTGTACCACTAATAGCAGTATTTAAAACTGGACTATTTAAAGTTGGACTTGTTAAAATTTTATTTGTTAAAGTTTGTGAATCTGTAAGTGTAGCTACAGTTGAATCAATAGCAATATTATTTGCATTAGCATCAATACCTGTACCACCTACAACATTTAAAGTTACATCACCAGATACTCCACCACCTGTTAAACCATCACCAGCAACTACTGAAGTAATATCTCCAACTGGGATTGTTGCAACCTGTGCATCTACATAAGTTTTAATTGCTTTTGCAGAAGCAAGTGTATCATCTGAACCAGATACTGAAGTTATATCTGTATCTAATACTCCAGATTTTAAATTATCAACTTCAATATTAGATAAATTATTATTATCTAAATCAATAACTTTATTTGTTAATGTTTGAGAACCTGTTAATGTTGCAACTGTATTATCAATTGCAAATGTCATTGTCTGTGCAGAACCTGTAGTATCAATACCAGTTCCACCAGTTAATGTTAATGATTGTGAATCTAAATCAATTGATTGAGAACCACCAGCATCACCAGAAAAATCTAAATCACTTGCTGTTACTTGTGCATCAACATAAGTCTTAATAGCTTTAGCACTTGCAACTGTATCATCACTTGCTGATACTGAAGTTAAATCTGTATCTACATCTGTAATACTTGTAGCACTACCAATAGTTAATCCATCTAAAGTAACTGTACCATCAAAGAAAGCATTTTTAAATTCTAAAGAACTAGAACCTAAGTCAATATCATTAGTTGTTATCGGTACAATTGCACCATCTAATAATTTAAATTGTTCTGTAGATGTACCTGATACATCAATATGAAAACCTATTTCATCATTAGTTGTATCAACAATAATTTTGTTTAAAGGAGTAGTAAGACCTGCATCTCCAATGAGTGCAATGACTGGACCTTCTGCTGCAGTACCATCATGTTTATGTCCTGATGATGCATTAAATGCTGCTAGTAATTGATTGTATTCATTATTAAATAAAGCTGCTGTAATAGTATCACCATTATTTAATGAACTCTGTCTAGTATATCCTGCCATAATTTATCTTCTTCCTCCTGCTATGAATGAAACAAACATTCCATTTACTGAATATGGTGCATTAGTATCATTACTAAAAAATTTAAAGTTATTAGAAAATCCACTTCCATTTACTAATATACTTTTACTTGGTAATGTTGTTGTACCAAATACTGCTGTACCAAATACTGCAGTACCAAATAATGAAGCTGAACTTAAATTACCTACAGCAAAATTTCCTGGTTGAGGTACTTCACTACTTTCAAAATCATATCTAATTCTTAAATTTAAATCGTTTTGAGTTCCTTCAGGTTCAATATTAGTTTTTACTTTATATAAACTTTTTCTTAAACCATTATCACCATAGTCCATATCTGGTGTTTGAAATTCTGCTTCAACATTTGAACCATCAAAACTATTGCCAGTATCATGTTGATAGACATAACCTGTTTCATCTGTATGAAATAAAGTTTCTGTACCATTATTATTAACATCTGAGGTACAAAATTTTACAGGAAGTCCTTTAGTTTCACTCCATTCAAATGAAGGGATACCTTCTGAATTATATTTAAATGTTCCTATAATTCCTTTTTGTCCAGAAGCTGCTTGACCAGATTGATAATAAAATAATCTGTACTGACTTCTTTCTCTAATTACCATACTAGAAAGAGTGTAATTAGCAAAGTTATTAATTATATCATTTACTAAAGGTAAAATTTTTCTAGATATAGAACTTAATTCGACATCATCAATTCTAGCTGTACCAGCAACTGTTCTTAATCCATCAGGTGCTAAGAAGATTAAATCTCCACCTATCTCTTGAATTGAGTTACCACTTATACAACCAATATTTTTAGTTACTGATTTGATTATAGGTGTAGAATCAAGGTTTGTCAACTCATATATACTATTTTTACAAAATATAATTAAGCTATTTCTAAATACTTTAATACCTGTTACTATATCACCTACATCTACAAATCCTGCAGATGCTCCTTCAAAATCATAAGGCTTTAATCTAGTACTATAATATACTAAACTAGGATTATCTGCTTGTCCTGATACTACTATTCTTTCAGCATATCTTTCAATTAATGAACAACCTACTGGAGAAGACCTATACATTTCTTCAAAGTGATATTTATTATTATTATCAATAAAAAATTCACCAATACGATTATTTCCATCTACAAAATATAATGTACCATTTTGTCCATAAGATTCAAAGTTTGTAAATTGTATATTAGTTTGATTAGTTCTAGGTATTGTAGTTGCTGAAGCTAAAGCACTTGATATAATACCACCTTTATAAAAAGTTAAACCATTTTGTGTACTGGCAGTATTAGCATTAATATCTAATGTTAATATTGTATCACTTGTAATAGATAATACTTTATAAAAGTTACCATCAATTTTTATATCATCACCTACAATAAATTCAGAAGTAAAGACAGTACTAGTTCCTGTTACTGTTGGTGAACCTGAACTAATTGAAACTGTTCCAATAGCTACTGTAAAAGTATCTTTATTTATTTGAACATAAGAAGTACCTGTAGTACTAAAATATAAATCATCTCCTTGAGCTACTACAACTCCATCAGCATATCCTGATATACCATGAATAATATCTGTTGATACACCAGAAGGAATAACTGCACTTGTAGTACCTAATTTTTGATAACCACTTATTCTTCTATAACCACCTGTTGTAGATGATTCAAAATTTTGTAATTTAGTTGCAGCTCCAGGTGTTCTAAATAAAGCATGAGAACTTGAAATTAAATCCAAGCCACCTTGTACTGTAATAGAAGCTCCTTGAGTTGGCATAGTTTATTCCTTAATATAAATATGTAAATCTTACATCTGACATATACTCTGGTTGAGGAGAGTTTAATTGGTCAGCCATATTTTGTAATCCTTTTTTATATTCATCTAAAGCTAATTGCGATTGTGCAATATTATCTTTAAATTGATAAATATAATATCTAGCTCTTGCTAGTAAAACTGGTTTGTACTGTTCAGGAAATAATACTTTGTCTGTATCGTTTACTAATTCAGCAGGTCTATTATAAGCAAAGAAATAAATTCTATATACATCATCAGGTATTGGAGATAATCCAAATCTTCTTCCATCTGAACTTCTTAATACTCTTAATGGTGTTGAATAAGTTTGTGAGTTAGCTTTATTAGCTTCTTCACTTGCAGCATAGTTTTGTCTCCATGCTGATAAAGTTGTAAATGATAATTTATTAATTGTATGTGGAGCAGACTTACCTGAAACACCTTCTGTTGTTAAAGTAAAATCATCCCAGTTAACTGAATCATAATCTGTATCAACATCAGTTGAACCAGCTTTCATTAGATACCATCTTTGTCCAGCTACAGTTTCAACAAATGTATTACCATAATAATCATTTTGAGGTGCTGCAGTTTTTAACCAAGACCATTCATCTACTGCATCTACTATATCAAAGTAAGCTCTGTTAACACAATTAGATACAAACTTTTGTATTCCTAATGCTCCTGCTACTGTTGTTACTTCTGGTTCATTAATTTCAACCAGTAATTCGTTTGTCATTGATAGATAAGTTTTAGCCATTTAACAGTTCCATGCTCTTAGTGATTTATTAATTCTTGAATTAGGGTCTCGTGCAGTTTTTGCAGATGTAAGTTTCTTCTTCATTCCTTTCATCCTTGCACAAAAACTCTTTCTTCTTTTATTGCCTACAACTTTACTTGGTGCTTTTAAGTTTCTTTTCTTACCAGTCTTAGTTTTACCTTTATTGTAAGAAGCTCTACCTTTAGCATTAAGTCCTCCTTTAGGATTCTTACCCTCTTTACGAGTCCAAGCAGGTGAAGACATTATACCCATTATTATTTTTTCTTAGTCTTGTCTTTTTTAATTACTATAGT